AAAAGTTCCTCCGTGAGGAATCTGCATTTAACTCAGGTATCAACCTGATGGAAACCCCAACCAACAGCGGTAACGCTGCTGGTGCTTCAGGTGGTTTCGGTGGCGGCGCTGAAGCTGCTGGCCCTGTTGCTGGTTTCGACCCCGTTCTGATCTCCCTGATCAGACGTGCAATGCCTAACCTGGTCGCTTATGACCTGGCTGGTGTTCAACCAATGAGCGGTCCTACTGGACTGATCTTCGCAATGCGTTCACGCTACTCTTCACAGAGTGGTTCGGAAGCACTGTTCAACGAAGCCGATTCCGCCTTCTCAGGTCAGGATGACGGTTTCGACCTCACCGCTGGTTTCTCCGACGTTAACGCTGGTCTGGGTACAACTGCTCAGTCTGGTACTAACCCATCGGTCCTGAACCCTGTAGGTACTGCCACCTCAACCGCCTATGACGTTGGTCAGGGAATGGTTACAGGTGACGCTGAGAACCTGGGTAACGGAACTGGTAACCAGTTCAACGAGATGGCCTTCTCGATCGAGAAAGTCACCGTAACCGCCAAGTCAAGAGCCCTGAAGGCTGAGTACTCACTGGAACTCGCCCAGGACCTCAAGGCTATCCACGGTCTGAACGCTGAAGCCGAACTGGCTAACATTCTTTCGACCGAGATCCTGGCTGAGATCAACCGTGAAGTCATCAGAACCATCTATAAGGTTGCTGAGCAAGGTGCCGTTTCGAACACCGCCACCGCTGGTGTATTCGACCTCGACATCGACTCCAACGGTCGTTGGTCTGTTGAGAAGTTCAAAGGACTTCTGTTCCAGATCGAAAGAGACGCTAACGCTATCGCACAGAGAACTCGTCGCGGTAAGGGGAACATGGTTCTGTGTTCCGCTGACGTTGCTTCGGCTCTGACCATGGCTGGCATCCTGGATTACACCCCAGCTCTGAACGCCAACCTGAACGTTGACGACACTGGCAACACCTTCGCTGGTACCATCAACGGTAAGTTCCGCGTCTACATTGACCCATACGCCGCTAACCTGGCCGCTGCTAACTCAGCTACCGATTCGGGTAACCAGTACTACGTCGTTGGTTATAAGGGTTCTTCACCTTATGACGCTGGTCTGTTCTATTGTCCTTATGTTCCTCTCCAGATGGTTCGTGCCGTCGGTCAGGACACCTTCCAGCCCAAGATTGGCTTCAAGACCCGTTATGGTCTGGTTGCCAACCCATTCGCTGAGGGTACAACCCAAGGACTGGGAAGACTCCGTGTCAACTCCAACCGTTACTACAGAAGAGTACAGGTCAAGAACCTCATGTGATTCATTCACACTCTTGTGTTTCTCAAGGGACCTTCGGGTCCCTTTTTTATTGCCTCTAAATATTACCATGGAAGAAGAAGATAAAAAAGAAGAAACTGACGAACCTGTGCTTTGTAATCACTGTGGGCGGACAGCATCCAACGGGTTAGTTTGTATTGGTATGTGTGTCGCAGATTCAGGTTACTAATGGAAGAAGATTTCCAACAAGATCCAGATTATGTTATGCAGATGGACATGAAGGATGTGAGACTCCTTCATAAGTCTGTTTGTTTTTATCTTCAGAACTGGCCAGGTTACCCTGCATGTCCCATTGAGGAACAACAGGAACTTTCTTACATGAAGGATTATCTGTATCGCCTCATTCTTGAAGACATGTGGAATAAATAACATCACTCACTTCTGATGTTATGAAATACATAAGGTGGTTCGCTGGAAGTGTTGGTGTAATTGTTGCAGTAGCTCACATCGGAGTGATTGGACACCTTATTAAAAAAGAACCAGTTCAAATTAATTATCCTCCAGTTGGAGACTACACAACGTATTCGATCACTGTAAATCCAGACGGAAGTTACACGATTGATTACAGGGGACACGATCCCACTGTTCTTGACAACACGACTTACACTGATCAATCCAATGGCGTCTTTGGAATCGGTGGAAGATCAACCACAACCATTGAACGACAATATGTTCCCAACGAAGTTTCCCAAGAGGTTGACTCTGAGGGAAAGCCAGTTGCGAGGTCCGAAGAGTGCATCAAGGCGGAAGGTGGAGGAGAGAATGCAGGTAGATTGGTTGGTGCGAGTTTAGGAGCATCAGTTGCACCATCAATCGCAGGTATTCCATACATCGGATGGCTCGCAGCAGGTTGGGCAGTAATGTTAGGACAGGATGTGGGTTCTAATATTGGTGGCGAGATTGCCACTCAAATCAAAGGCTGTTGATAAATAACTAAAAAACATCATGGCAGTTAATAAGCCAATTGGAACTCAGATTGAGAACAGAAACTTTCTTGCTCCTACTGGGTTTCTTTTTCAGGTAAACAAAGCACCTAAAGTCTCTTACTTTGGTAAGAAGGTGAATATTCCTGCTCTAAACTTTGATACTGCAAACTTCCCAAACTACCTCAGCAATATTCCTCTTCCTGGAACTCAGATTACCTTTGCAGATCTGACTCTGGAGTTCCTAGTGGATGAGAACCTTGAGAACTACATTGAAATTCAAAACTGGATGCGTGGAATTGGATTTCCAGAGAGTTTGAGTGAAACTTATAACTGGCAGTTAAGAAATGGTGAAGCTGCAGAACAACAGAATGCCCTTTCTCAACCAGAAAGATCACAATTGAATCTTTACTCAGATTGCACTCTGACGGTTCTTGATTCAATGAACAATGCCAAGTTCAAGTGTATTTTCCAAAACGCATTCCCAGTCAGTCTCACTACTCTTGAGTTTGATGCAACTCAAACAGATCTCACATACTTCACTGCCCAAGTCACGTTCAAGTATATGATCTATAATATAGATGAGATTACCTCCTGCTGTTAATGGATTTAGAGACTATACAAAGTATGTGGGAAAAGGATTCCAAGATGGATCCCGATAACCTTCATAGTGAATCTCTGAACATCCCCACTCTTCACGCAAAGTATTACGATTTATACAATAACATCTCTTTGTTGAGGAAGAAAGCAGAACAACAAAGAAAGAACATTCGCCATGAGAGATATGAGTATTTTTCAGGTAAAGCAGATCCAGATGTTTATATCAAAGATCCATTTCCCAAAAAGATCAGAGATAAAGAAACTATGCAAAAATATCTGGACGCAGATGAGAAACTCTCAGGAGTTTCGTTGAAGATTGAATATTATGAAGTCATGATGAAGTATCTGGAAGAAATTCTCAAGATGCTTTCTCAAAGAACTTATCAGATTAAGAATGCCATTGAGTTCATGAGATTCTCAGCTGGACTTGGGTAACTAAATAGGTCAGACACATGGTGACATGGCTGACCTCGTTATTGAAAAAGTCAACGAAGTATATCTCAAGATCACAACTGAACCTCACATTGAATATGAACTGAGAGATCGCTTTACCTTTGAAGCACCCAATGCAAAGTTCATGCCTCAATATCGTAAAAGGAATTGGAATGGAGAAATCCACCTTTTCGACATGAGGTCCAAGAGGATCTACATTGGTCTGTTGGATAAGATTGTCGCATTCTGTGAATCGGCAGGATACACTTACTCGTTTGAAAATAATAAGTTTTACGGATTACCTTTCGAAGTCAATGACTTTGTAAGTAAAGGTGGTGTCAAGGATTACATGAATGCCATCACACACCTTGAACCCAGAGAGTATCAGATCGATGCAGTTTATGATGCTCTGAGGTACAATAGAAAACTTCTCATCTCACCCACTGCCTCTGGTAAGTCTTTCATGATTTACACACTGGTGAGATATTTTGTTGCAAGAAAACAAAAGATTCTACTGGTGGTTCCGACCACATCATTGGTGGAACAAATGTTTAAAGATTTTCAAGATTACGGATGGGACGCACAGAATCATTGTCATCGCATCTATGCTGGACGTGAGAAGACCAATGTCAATGAAGTGACCATCACAACTTGGCAATCCATCTATAACTTGGATCGATCTTTCTTCGAAGAGTATAACGTCATCATTGGTGACGAAGCACACTTGTTCAAGAGTAAGTCTTTGATTGGTGTGATGACAAAGTTACACCATGCGAAATACAGGTTTGGTTTCACAGGAACACTTGACGGAACTCAAACACACAAATGGGTTCTGGAAGGACTCTTTGGTCCATCTTACAAAGTCACTCAAACCAAGAAACTCATTGATGAGGGACACCTTGCCACTCTGGATATTCAGTGTGTGGTTCTGAAACACAAACCCAAGAAGTTTGACACATATGAAGATGAGATTCAATATCTGATTGGTCATGAAAGAAGAAACAGATTCCTAACTAATTTGACTTGTGACCTAAAAGGTAATACCCTTCTACTCTTTACAAGAGTAGAGTCCCACGGGGACATTCTTTTCGATCTGATAAATAAAAAGGTAAAGGAAGGACGTAAAGTCTTTTATATCCATGGTGGTGTAGCCACCGATGAGAGAGAAGAAGTTAGAAGAATTACCGAAGAGGAGAAGGATGCAATTATCGTAGCATCTTTCGGAACATTCTCCACTGGTATCAATATCAAAAATCTTCATAACGTAATCTTTGCTTCTCCTTCGAAATCAAGAATTCGTAATCTTCAGAGCATAGGAAGAGTTCTGAGAAAGGGTAAGGATAAAGTCAAAGCAAGACTCTATGATATCGCTGATGACATTACTCTCAACTCAAGAAAGAACTACACTCTGAATCACTTCATAGAAAGAATTAAAATCTATGTTTCTGAAAACTTTAACTATGAGATTGTTACAGTAGACCTAAAAGAATAAGGAGGTAAATATGATCGAAGATGACTTCTTTGCCACAATCAAACTCAAATGTGGTGATGAAATCTTCTGTAAAGTAGCAGCATCTGAAGAAGAGGATAGAACCATGTTATTGGTTTCTAATCCTATTGTTGTAGAGGAGATGAAAACCAGAGGAACTACCACTGGTTATAAACTAGAACCCTGGTTGAAGACTTCTACTGAAGATTTGTTTTTAATTAATCTTGATGATGTTCTTACCATGTCTGAATCAGATGATATTCAGATGATCATGATGTATCAGGATTATATTAGAAAGGCTAATAAGTCTAACTATTCTAAGTTGGATAGAAAGATGGGTTATCTTGGGAATGTTCAAGATACCAAAGAGATTCTAGAGAAGATCTTCAAGATGCCCTCTAAAGGGCCTTAAAGGCAATCGCTAAACCCATCTGAAAGTGTGACAAACCTATTCTATCAATCTCAGAGACTTTTGTTAAGTACTTCCATTCCTGATAGAATAAGAACAATATGAATCACATTATGAATGTCAATTACAAAGAAATACAAGATCATGGCAAGACCAAAAGCCAAAGAACACTACGTCAATAACAAAGACTTTCTGGATGCCATTGAAATCTACTTTGCAGAGGTCAAGAGAGCAGAGGCAGCAGGGAAATCCAAACCACCCATTCCTCGTTACATCGGTGACTGTTTCCTAAAGATGGCCAATCGTCTGTCTTATAAACCCAACTTTGTCAATTACATGTTCCGAGAGGACATGATCTGTGACGGAATTGAGAACTGTGTTCGTTACATGCACAACTTCAATTCAGAGAAGTCGAAGAATCCTTTTGCTTACTTTACACAAATCATCTACTACGCCTTCCTGAGACGAATCTCTCAAGAGAAGAAACAACTGGAGATCAAGAACAAGATTCTTGAGAAGACTAACTTCGATGAAGTCTTCGATGCTAATGAGCTTGACGCAGGAAATTATTCAGATTACAATTCCATCAAGGACGCGGTGCACAGTAAGTTGCGTTATTGATGAAAGTTGCCATTATAACTGACACTCATTATGGTGCCAGAAAGAACTCTAAATTATTTCATGATTACTTTGAAGAGTTCTATCAGAACATCTTCTTTCCTACTCTGGATGAGAGAGGAATTCAACATGTGATTCACATGGGAGACTGTTTTGACTCCCGTAAAGGCATTGACTTCTCTGCTCTTCAGTGGTCTAAAAGAGTGGTGTTTGAACCACTGAAGGAAAGAGGCATTGAGATGCACCTGATTGCAGGTAATCATGATGCTTACTACAAGAACACCAATGCTGTTAATAGTGTTGAATTGTTGTTGGGTGAATATGATAATGTCCATGTCTATTCAGAAGCAGCCGAAGCAACTGTTGCTGATCTGAATGTCCTCCTCGTTCCCTGGATTAATAGTGAAAATGAAGCAAGCACTACTAAGATTATTGAAAAGACAAGTTGCAAGTGTGCGTTGGGGCACCTTGAGCTCAACGGATTTAGAGTTAATCGACAGATCGTCATGGACCATGGTCTGGAAAGCTCAATATTTGAGAAGTTCGAAAAGGTCTTTTCAGGTCACTACCATACAAGGTCAACTGACGGACGAATCTTCTACCTAGGTAATCCCTATGAGATGTATTGGACAGATGTGAATGACCTGAGAGGGTTTACCATCTTTGATACAGAAACATTAGAACACGAGTATGTGGATAACCCATATAAGATGTTCTACTCCATTACCTATGATGATACCGATCACCAACTCTTTGATGCATCACCTTATGTGAATAAGATTGTGAAGGTGGTAGTTAAGAACAAATCAAACACTCTGAAGTTTGAAAAGTTTATTGATAAACTCTATTCTGTTGGAGTTGCAGATCTCAAGATTGTTGAGAACTTTGATTTTAGTGGTTGGTATGATAAGGAAACAGATGAAGTAATCCAATCAGAGGATACTCTTTCCATTCTTGATAGATACATTGAAGAATCAGAAACTGAACTGGATAAATCTAGAATTCAGAGTTTGATTAGGGAAATCTATCAAGAGGCATGTGAGTTAGTGTGATGTTCATCATTGCAGTTGATGGCAGGGAAACAGAGGGAGCTTATTCAGTAAAGAATGAAGAGGGAGAGTCTATTCTCTACATCTTTGAGGAACTGGATGATGCGACGAGATATGCCATGCAACTGGAAGAGATTGGATTTCCTGAGATGAATGTATTGGAAGTCGAAGATGAGATCATGATTAAGACGTGCGAAATTCATGATCACTGTTATACTATTATTACTAAGGATGATGTTGTCATTCCGCCTCATAGTCTAGAAGAACATGATTACATTTGAGAAGATCCGATGGAAGAACTTTTTAAGCACTGGAAATCAGTTTAACGAGGTTGAGTTAGATAAGGAATCAACCACTCTCATCATTGGATCTAATGGAGCAGGTAAGTCCACCATTCTTGATGCTCTGTGTTTTTCTCTCTATGGGAAGGCATTTCGTAAGATCAATAAACCACAACTGATCAACACCACCAATGAGAAGGGATGTGTGGTGGAGATTGAGTTTTCTGTGAACTCTACATCTTGGAAAGTGGTGAGAGGTATCAAACCCAATGTGTTTGAGATTTACAGAGATGACCAACCTCTAGATCAGAGTGCATCTGCTGTGGATCAACAGAAGTGGTTGGAACAAACCGTCCTGAAGATGAACTACAAGTCATTTACTCAGATTGTAATCCTGGGTAGTAGTTCCTTTGTGCCTTTCATGCAACTCCCTGTCAACTCCCGCAGAGAGGTGGTAGAGGACCTTCTAGACATTCGTATCTTCTCTTCTATGAATGTCCTCATCAAGGATAAGATTCGTTCTTTGAAAGAAGAGATGAGAACTCTGGATCTCAAGAAAGAGAATCTCAAAGATAAGGTTGAGATGCAGAAGAACTTTATTGAGGAGTTGGAGAAGAGAGGTAAAGCAAACATCACTCAGAAGAAGGAAAAGATTACAGCTCTTCTGGCAAGTGTGGATGGATATGTTCATGAGAATGATGAACTTGAATCAGAATCTATTTCTCTTCAGAAGGAACTCGAAGAGGTTCAGGGTGCTACAAAGAAACTGAGAGAGTTTGGAAGTGTCAAGGGTAAACTCTCACAGAAGATTTCTAATCTTGTCAAAGAACATAAGTTCTTTACGGATAACACTACTTGCCCAACCTGCACACAATCTATAGAAGAAGGGTTTAGAATAAATAAGATTAAGGACTCTCAAGATAAAGCACAATCGCTCCAACAGGGCTACAAAGAACTGGAGGAAGCAATTAAAAACGAGGAGTTGAGAGAGTCCACTTTCCAAAGAATTTCTAAAGAGGTCACTAACCTTTTACATGGCATTTCTCAAAACAATACTCGAATCTCTGGTTGTCAGCAACAGATCAAACAACTGGAATCTGAAATTCAAACAATTACCGAGCAACTTGAGAACAGAAATACTGAACATGAAAAGTTAGAGGACTTCAAGGATAAACTCCAACAAACATGGGAAACTGTTGGAGAAAAGAAAGAGAACACTTTCTATCATGATTTTGCCTACAATCTCCTGAAAGATGGTGGAGTCAAGGCAATGATCATCAAGAAGTATTTGCCACTGATCAATCAATCAGTGAACAAGTATCTTCAGATGATGGATTTTTATATCAACTTCAAGTTGGATGAGGAGTTCAACGAGACTATCGAAACTCCCATTCATGAAGACTTCACTTACTCATCATTCTCTGAGGGTGAGAAGATGAGGATTGACCTTGCTTTGCTGTTCACCTGGAGAGAGGTGGCAAGGTTCAAGAACTCTGTCAATACCAACCTGTTGATTATGGACGAAGTGTTTGATTCTTCTCTGGATGGTTTTGGTACAGAGGATTTTCTAAAGATTATTAGATTCACCATCAAGGACTGCAATATCTTTGTTATTTCGCACAAATCTGGACTTGAGGAAAAGTTCGAGAAGGTGTTAGAATATGAGAAGATAAGAGGGTTTAGTAGGTTGAAGTCTAGAGTGGAGTAACAATACTTCATTACAAACTCGAAATATTCCCTTATCTTCACTAAATAAAGTATGAGTGAGGTATTCAATTATGAAAAACCTTGTTTCTTATAATGAGCTCGCCACTTGGGAAATTCATGAAGAACCGCGGATGGAGGATCTAAACGACCGCGTAGCAGATTACTTTTCCTGTATGGCAGAGGTGGGAGGAAACGATAGCGACGCAAAAAGGTTCTGTCGCCACATTCTAACCGAGTAATTTAAGGGAGGACACACCGACCGACAGGCCCCCGAGGAGCTTCCAACTCCAAGGGGGTTTGGTTATGCCAGTG